ACTCGGAAGCCGTACCTGGGCGCAACGTCCAGGCCGCGCTTCCAGGGCACCGGAGACGGTGGAGCCGCGCGCAAGGCGTCGGGCCCCTCTCAGTTGACCCGACAGGACCTGAAGTCCATGTCCCCCGAAGCGATCGTCAAGGCGAAGCGCGAAGGCCGACTGAAGACGGTCCTGGGCGGCTGACGCCGACCCTTCCCCCTCCCCCGCCGGTTCCCCGGCACCCCTCCTGAAAGGACGCCACCATGGCGATCACGTCGTTCATTCCCGAGGTCTGGAACGCCCAGCTCCTGACCGACTTCCGTGAGCAGTCCATCGCGGTCTCGCTCGCCAACCGTGAGTACGAAGGCAACGCGACTTCCGGCAACGTCGTGAAGATCAACACCGCGTCCGCCGTGGCCGTGAAGGACTACAAGGCCGCGAACCGTACGACCGCCCCGGACACCGTGGCGACCACGTCCGAGGATCTCCTGATCGACAAGGAGAAGTCCTTCGACTTCTACGTGGACGACATCGACCGCGCCCAGGCGGCTGGCTCGATGGACGTCTTCACCCGGTCGGCCGGTGAGGGCCTGGCGGAGGACACCGACAAGTTCCTTCTCTCGCTCGCCGTCGCTGGCGCGGGCACTGCGCTCCCGTCCGCGAACCTGACCCCGGCGACCGCGCTGAACGTCATCCGCGACATGCGCAAGGCGATGAACAAGGCGAAGGTGCCGCAGGCCCAGCGCGTTCTCATCGTCAACGCTGAGTTCGAAGCGCTCCTCCTGGACGCGGACGCGAAGCTCATGAACGTGGACCAGTCGGGCGCGTCGGAGACCCTCCGGAACGCCACCCTGGGCCGGTACCTGAACTTCACCATCGTCACTTCGGAGAACCTCCCGACCGTGGCCGCTCCGCAGGCCGTTGGCCTCTACACGCCTACCCTGGCGTACGTCTCCCAGGTGGAGAAGACGGAGGCCATGCGCGCCCAGGACAAGTTCAGCGACCGACTCCGTGGCCTCCACGTCTACGGCGGAAAGGTCCTCCGTAACGGCGTCGGCATCGTCACCTTCACCGACATCACGACCTGATCGTGGCGAACGTGATCGGCCCGCGCGGGCGAACCGTGTACATCCCTGACGACGTCGCCGCCTCCCTGGTTGGCGACGGGTCTGGGGAATTCCAGTACGCGCCGGAGGCGAAGCCGGAGCCGGTCAAGGCTCCCGCCCCGAAGCGTGCGACTACCCGGCGGAAGACGACCGCCTAGGAGGTGACGTCCCATGGCCCTGGCCCCTCTTGCCACCGTGGCAGACCTGGAGGCCCGGGGCGTCACCATCACCCCCGACGAAGCGCCGACCGTGAACGTCTTCCTGGACGTTGCGTCGGCCCTGGTCCGGGACGCGGCAGGCTCCCCCATCTCTGAGACGACCTCCACGGTCGCCCTGGAAGGGGTGCCTGACCCGCGCCTGTTTCTGCCTGGCCCTCCGATCCGGTCCGTGTCTGCGGTCCTGGTCGACGGCCAGGCGGTCACGGGCTGGAAGCTGGCTTCAGGCGCCCTATTTGGGGCGGCTGGCTGGCTGTCTGGCCCGGACCCGTCGGAGGTCACGGTGACGTACGTTCACGGCCTCCCCACGGTGCCCGCTGACATCGTCGACCTGGTGTGCCGTCTGGTCGGTCAGGAGCTGGTCTCCTTCCGGTCGGGCGAAGGCGCCACGTCTCGCGCTGTCCAGTCGGAGCGCATCGGCGATTACCAGGTGACGTACGCGGACACGGAGTCCGGGACGATGTCCCTGACCTCCTTCCAGCGTGCTCGCCTGGCGGCCCGCTTCGGCGGTGGCGTCGGGACGGTGAGGCTCCGGTGAGCCGTGTGTCCCGCCTCCTCAATGCGTCTGCCGCTGTCTGGCGCTCCGTGCGTACCTCCGATGGCATGGGCGGCTGGACTGAAGCCTGGTCCCAGACCTCCACGGTCCGGGCCAGGTTCTCCCAGCCGACCGCCACGGAGCGCACGGTGGCCGACCAGTCGGGCGCCCTACTGACGCACGTGGCCTACCTGGAGCCTGACGCCCCTGTCCGGCGTGGTGACGAACTGCGCCAGCCTGGCCGGACCTTTGAGGTCCTGGCCGTCTTCGAACCTTCCGAGCCTGGCACCTACCTCCGTGCGAACTGTGAGGTACACCAGGCCGCCACATAGGAGGCCCGCATGTCTGCTGAAGTTGTGGGCCTCCGCCGGGCCCTGGTCCGTATCGGAACACTCCCCGCCCGCATCCGTGACGCTCGGGAGGAGGTCCTGACCGACTGGGCCGACGAGACCCGGAACGCTGCGAAGAACCGCGCCCCGGTCCGCTCCGGCGAACTGAGCAACTCGATCGAGGACCGGAAGTTCCAGGACGCTGCGTACGTCGGCGTCTACAAGCCGGAGCAACTGGAGTACGCGGAGTACGTGGAGAAGGGCACGTCCTCCATGGAGGACCAGCCGTACCTAGTCCCGGCCTTCGAGTGGACCACGAACCGGGAGAACATCGCCCGCAAGTTGCGTGCCGCCATTCAGCGGCGGGTGCTCTGATGGCTACCGCGCTGCGTCCGCTCCAGACGGCCATCTTCGGGAAGCTGTCGGCGTCTGCTGACCTCACGTCCCGCGCGGGCGTGTACGACGAAGTCCCGGAGCCTGCCCCCTTCCCGTACGTCTCCTTCGGCTCCATCACGGAGACCCCTTCCGACGCGCACGACCGCCAGGGCCTGGACGTCCTGGTGGTGCTCCATGTCTGGTCGAAGGCTCCTGGCATGGGTGAGGCGTACGACGTCTTCGCCGCCCTGGACGCCGCCCTGGACCGTGTCCCCCTGACTGTCCCTGGCTTCACGGATGTCTCCATCCGTCACGAGCAACACCAGGCCCTGAAGGACCCGGACCCTGACGTCCGGCACATCAATGCCCAGTACCGGGTCTGGCTGACCCGCAACACGTAGGAGGTACCGGCATGGCCGGAATCGACGCCTTCGGAATCGCCTTCCAGCGGTCCGACATGGCTACCCCTGGACCCGCTGTCTTCACCGCGATTGGCAACGTCACCAGCGTGTCCGGTCCGGAGATTGAGCGGGAGACGTACGACGTCACCGCACACGACAGTGAGGACGGCTGGCGGGAGTTCATCGGCGGACTGAAGGACGCCGGAGAGGTCTCCGTGGAGCTGAACTACGACCCCGTCAAGCACGACGAACTAGTGGCCGACTTCGACGACGCGAAGGCCCGGGACTACAAGCTGGTGTTCCCCCAGGGGAAGGGCTCCTGGGCGTTCCAGGCGTTCCTCACCGGCTTCTCCCAGGAGGCCCCCGTGGACGACAAGCTCTCTGGCGAACTGACTTTCAAGGTCACCGGTAAGCCGACTATCACCCCTGGAGTGTGACCCTGATGTACCTGTCCGCTGACGACATCCTGAACGCTGACGACCTCCCGAAGGAGCCGGTATCGGTCCCTGAGTGGGGCGGCACTGTCCTGGTCCAGGGCATGTCCGGCACCGACCGCGACCGCTTCGAGTCGGCCATGCTGAATGACAGCATGGACGGGATCGCGAAGGACCGCGCCATGGAGATGTACCGCGCCCGCCTGGCCGCCGCGTGCATCGTGGACGAGTCCGGTAAGCGGCTCTTCCAGGGCGCTGCGATCAAGCGTCTGGGCGAGAAGTCGGCCCAGGCCCTGTCCCGTGTCGTGGAGGTCGCCTCCCGCCTGTCGGGTCTGACGGACTCCGACGTCCAGGAGCTGACGGGAAACTGACGTCCCGCCCTGAGCGGCTCTTCTACTTCCGCCTGGCCGGGCATCTTGGCATGACGGTCCGGGAACTCCTCGCGCGCACCACGTCCCGTGAACTCACGGAGTGGCAGGCGTACGAGAGGGTCTCGGGCCCGCTGGATGCCCGGCTTCGGACCGACATTGCGGCTTCGATCCTCGCTGCGACGGTGGCGAACTCCGCTGGCGGGAAAAAGCGGGCGAAGCCTGCCGACTTCATGCCTGTCTGGTTCAAACGGAAGAGGACGCCTGAAGAGATCTGGCAACAGGTCATGAAGGCGAACGCTGCCCTGGGCGGGACCGTCGCTTCCCCCGAGTAGGAAGGGGGTGCCCAGTGGCAACGCTGGCATCTCTAACGGTGCGGCTGGGCATCGACACGAACCCCCTGGCTACGGGCGCCCGCCGCGCCATGGCCTCCGTCCGTTCGCTGGCGTCCACCATGGGAACGACGCTGGCCAACGGTGCCCGTGCGGGTGCGGCTGGCGCAGGCAAGGCACTGGGCCTGTTGCCCGGCATGATGAAGGCGGTGTCCATCGGGGCCGTGGGTGCCGCTGGCGCCCTGGCTGCGGTGCCCCTGGCCATCGTCGGCCTGGGTGTGATGGCAGCGGCCCAGACGGACCAGGTGAAGACGGCGTTCACCGGCCTGAAGGAACACGTCACGACTCAGATGCAGTCGCTTGCCCAGCCCATGGTCAAGCCGCTGGCTGACGCTGCGGGCCAGATGAAGGGCATCTTCGACAGCATCGCGCCCCAGCTCGGGAAGATGTTCCAGGCCGCCGCACCCATGATTCAGCCCCTGGTGGCTGGCATCGGGGACCTGGTCAAGGGCCTGGTGTCCGGCATGGTCCCGATCATGGAGAAGGCCCAGCCTCTGGTAGAGACCCTGGCCCAGGGCTTCGGTCAGGTCGGTGACGCCCTGGGCGGCTTCCTGGAGGGTCTGTCCGGCGGCATGGGCGGCGCGTCGGATCTCTTCGCTGGCCTGTTTGATGCGGTCGGCGCGCTCCTCCCCACGCTGGGCCAACTGATGGGCGAATGCCTGAAGATCGCTGGCCCTGTCCTGGGCAAGTTGATGTCCGGCCTGGGTCCCGTCATCGAGCAACTGGGCGCCGCCCTGATGCCCGTGATTGAAGCGCTGGGCCCGGTCATGGATGCCCTGGTTGACGCCGTCCTGGCGCTCCTCCAGGCGTTCCTCCCGATCCTGCCCGTCATCTCCTCACTGGTGGTGGCGCTCCTCCCCGCCCTGGTCCCGATCATCCAGGCCCTGGTCCCCGTCTTCGGCGCCCTGGGCGAGATCATCGCGGCCCTGATGCCGATCCTGATTCCTCTGATCGCGATCGTGGCGAAGCTGGCGGCCATCCTGGGCCAGTACCTGGTGATGCTCATCAACACCGTGGTACTCCCGGCGATCAAGGCCATTGCGGCGATCCTGCGGGGCGACTTCGGCCAGGCATGGGAGTACGC